TCATAAACTTCTAGTGGATTTTCTAGATGGTAATCGCTTTCCATCCAGGCTTGCAATTGATCCATTCTATCATTAATCTTTTCTTTAAGATTCAAAACATTTCCTTAAAGTTGGAGCGGGTAACGAGGTTCGAACTCGTGACCTCAACCTTGGCAAGGTTGCGCTCTACCAACTGAGCTACACCCGCATGTCACTATTTATTTCGCTTAACCCACAGATGCCCGTTCTTCTCGGCGTCATGGAATACTGTAGCTGTGACAAAGAATGCCCCGACAACTAACAGGTGTCCTCCCACACTGTAGATTCCGTAGTAAATCGTATAGCCTGCCCATGCAGTAAATACTGCTGACCACATTACAGACAAATAAAACATCAGAATAAATTGTGTATACGGACTAGGAATGTGACGTAATGGGTTATACTTTAGATTAAAAAAGTAATTATAAAGATCGTAAATTACAAATCCAAGTTTCTTAAACATTGATGTTACTCCTATTATGTTTGGCCGAGAGGGAGGGATTCGAACCCTCGGTACGTTTTCACGTACGGTTCCTTAGCAGGGAACTGGTTTCAGCCACTCACCCACCTCTCGTATTTAAGTTTACATTATACTAGTTATCAATGTTTGTGTCAAGAACTATTTAAAGTGATAAATATAACATTATGCCAAGACTTAGCCTATGGAATCAACACAAGACAAACGATCACAACTTTATAGATAATTTAGTTGGTGAGAGTATTAATGCCGGTGGAACGGGTGTATTCGTACACAAGTACATAGGCACTTACAAGGACGACACTAGTAGTAGTATTGGGTCTGGTGATACGTATATACAAGATGTACTATTCTTAGAAAATCGAGATAGAAAGTACGATCAAAATATATACGAGTTACGTGGTGCTTATAATATTGCTGATCCCGAGTTTGACCTTACACAATTTGGTTTATTTGTTGCAGACCAAGGGCTAAGTATGACTTTTCATATGAATACCATAGCAGAAGTATTAGGTCGAAGGTTAATGCCAGGAGATGTGCTTGAGTTGCCGCATCTACGTGATGATTTATTGTTGGACGGTGGTGAAGCAGTAAACAGATTTTTTGTAGTAGGCGATGCTGGAAGACCAGCTGAAGGATATGATGCTAGATGGTGGCCTCATTTGTGGAAGGTTAAATTAGCAAACATTACAGATAGCCCAGAGTATCGAGATATATTAGGAACAGGCGCAGAGGCTGATGATTTAAGAAACATTCTCAGTACTTATAGCACAGAAATTGCTATATCAGACAAAGTCTTAGAATTAGCAGAAGAAGAAGTGCCGTATGACGGCGGCTATTATGAAGGTGGTCACCTTTATGTAGATCCTGACAGCCGCGACAAACCTGGTGTATATTTCCCAGGTGATGGCGAGCCGCCAAACGGTGTAAGTATTGTAGGTAGCGGTGAAACTTTTCCGGTTGCTGCTAATAACGAAGACTATTTTTTAAGAACAGACTTTTCACCTCATCGACTTTTTCAAAAGTCTGGTAATACATGGAAACGTATTAGCGACGACAACAAGAAAGTCTGGAATGCTGCAAACCGAGTACTCACATCGTTCATTAACAATGATACTATCACAATAAATACAGACGGCACACAGAAGCCTGAGAAAACAAATTTAAGTAAGGCTGTTAAGCCAAAGGCGGACTAGCACATGGATTATTGGTACGACGAACAACTAAGAAGATATCTTTTGCAGTTTATGCGAATCTTCGGAGGCTTTCAGGTTAAGGAAGGCAAGCGAGACGGTGTCGAGTACTATAATAAGGTGCCTGTTAGATATGCCGATATGAATCGAATGGTTGCTCACATACTAAAGAAGGGCAGCGAGAACATGGTAAACAGTACACCGTTTATATCTTGTAGTATTTCGTCATTACTTATCGCCCGGGATCGAGCAGCTGATCCGTTACTAGTTGACAAAGTGCAAATTGCAGAAAGACAGTATGACAATGATGCTGGGGAATATGTGGGGCAAGACGGCGAAACTAAATTTCCAGGAAATCTTTATACTACAGATAGATACATGCCTGTTCCGTATAATTTAACCATGAACATCGACATATGGAGTGGCAACACTGATCAAAAATTACAATTACTCGAGCAAATATTAATACTGTTTAACCCAAGCCTAGTACTTCAATCAAGTACTAACCCGTTAGACTGGACTAGTTTGTTCGAAGTCGAGTTAACAGACATTCAGTGGAGTAATAGAAGTATGCCGGCTGGTGTCGATGAGACAATCGACATTGCGACTTTAACATTCACTCTACCTATTTGGCTTAATCCGCCTGCGAAAGTTAAACGACAAAAAATTATTAACACAATCGTTACGAATATAACAGACACTAGCAGTATCAACGACTTGGGATATGATGAGGACATTTATGACTTTTTCAGAACCTTAGACAAGCAATTTCAATTACATACTATTAGCCCTAACAACTATCGTCTAGAGGTTGTAGGGTCAGAAGCAACATTATATAAAGATAACGGAACAATATTAGCAAATTGGAATGATTTATTAGAAGTTTTAAGCCCGCAAGGAAGTTCGGGAACAGCAGATACGCAAAATGTTGACCTGGACGACATACCATTAACGCCTGGCAGCACCATTCAATTGAATTTATCTAATAATGTATACGACACAGATCAACAAATAACAGGATCTGTAGTCCGAAACACTATTGACTCAACAAAATTAATATTTACACTTGACAAAGACACATTACCTGCTAATACACTGGCTAATTTAACAAGAATTGTCGACCCGGTTGCTAGTTTTCCGGGTGACGGTAACTTAGCTGCTGTAGCAACTGGACAAAGATACTTGTTAACTAACGAAATACAAGGAAATGTCTGGGGTGTTACTGCATATACTAATGACATTATCGAATATAACGGTGCTGCATGGGATGTAGTATTTGACTCTCGTATGCAATTAGATAATACGCACTATATAGAAAACACATACACAAACAAACAATACAAATGGGAAGATACACAGTGGACGAGCTCGCACGAGGGGATTTACAACCCGGGATACTGGATCCTAAATGTATAAAAGCCTGCGGTGCAGTGTTTCTGTCGCTCGACACCGGACGTTGCCTGTTACAACTACGCAATAGTAAAAAGAAACATAGACATACCTGGGGATTTTTTGGAGGTATCATCGATTCAGGTGAATCTCCATACGAGTGTCTCCAGCGTGAGTTAACTGAAGAGATGAGTTTTGTCCCAGAATTGCATAAACTAAATCCACTCGATACATATCAAAGCAAAGACAAGCGATTTATGTACTATAGTTTTGCATACATAGTAGATAAAGAGTTTATGCCAACATTAAACAACGAGAGTGCTGGGTATGCTTGGGTAAACATAGGTGTATGGCCCAAACCGTTACACGAAGGATGTAAAGCAACACTAGAAAGGAATTCTGGGACTACTAAACTACACACTATATTGTCTATTAATAACCAATAAATAGTAGCATGAAAGAAATAATTGATTTCACTGCTGCTCGTATAGAGACAGAGTTAAACAAATTTCAAAAAAACAAGCGTATACCAACTGTATTTATAGATGGTACTTACACCATTGCGGATGTAGAAAGCGTATTTGATAAATTATCAAAAAAACATCAACGCATTGCAATAAAGTTCATAGACCATTTCAAAGAAAATATTGCAGAGAGTTCTGAACAACTATCGGAGAACTTTTTTAAAGATTACCAATCGTTTATACAAGATCAGCGGACTAGAGATGATGGTTGGGCATTTCCAGCAGTTATGTCTAGGTTTAGAGTCAATATTAATCCGGTTAGGGCAGTAATATACGATGCTAGAGAAATAGTGAGATCGTATTCTAGTGAAAATCCGCGACACATTTGGATGCATGCTATACTTACAGAAAATGAATTTCATAATAGGCTGTTAGATGCGATTATAACTGATCGAAAGCGAGTAGATAAGATTTTAAATGCATACTTACCGTTGTATAATGGAGCAGATTTGCCCGAGCCATTACAAATGATACATCTTCGAAGATTACGAACAGATTTATTAGAATATGCAAACACTATTATAGAATTAAAAAACTGGGAACCGGAAGAATAATTTATTTTGTGGTTGCTATAAATATTCCGTCCCAATCTGCAGGCAACTCTTGCGTTTTCATATACTCGCAACGCTCAATCCACATGTCGTAGTAACCTGCCATTTTGCCGTTAAACTCCTTTTTAAGATCATTGCAGTATACTATAGCGGTATCAAACATTTGATCTTTGTATGCTTCATGCATTTTTTCATGGACTTGTTGTGGCATTGCCCAGTCTGTATTAGTCATCATCCAATCCATTTTACACAATACAGTGTATATAGAAATGCCAACTGTTTTTCCTTTAACTGCTAAGTCATCTACCTTTAAATAAAAGAAGTCATCCTTAGTTTTTTCGTATGTGCTGCCACCTACTAGTAATAAGCACCCGTATTCTTTGCACTTAGACTCAATTCGTGCGGCAGTTGATACAGCATCTCCAAGTACATCATAACTATGTCTGCTTGTAGAGCCCATCTCACCGAGATAACCAACGCCAGTGTTAATGCCAGCCC